AGGAACTGGCGCTCAACAAGAACCTCGACCCCGTGGGGTGGTGGGATAAGACCTGCTGGACCCGCGGCAAGATCGACGTGGGGATCAAGGCCAACAAGTCCGTGCTGCTCGCCGACTGGAAAACTGGCAAGGTGAAACCCGACTCCAGCCAGCTCGAACTGTTCGCTGCGCTGAAGATGGCCAAGGACAAAACGATTGAGCGGGCCAAGACGATGTTCATCTGGCTCCAGTTTGGCAAGACCACGGTTCAGGACATCCACCGTGACGATCTGCCGGCGATCTGGTCGAGCTTCATCAACCGGTCGCAGCGCCTGGATAATGCGTATCAGACGGACAAGTGGGCGCCCCGTCCTTCAGGGCTTTGTGGGAAGTGGTGCCCCGTAGGCAAGAAGCATTGCGAGTTCTGCGGTTGCGATTGACTTACATAAAAGCACGTGTACTTTCAATTGCTTACCGTGAAATACTTCTCGACAGGCGGGGTTGCCACTACGTAGTATACGGCGCTTCGCTTACGTATAAGCATCTATAACCAAAGTAATAGAAAAGGGGCTGGACATGAAAATTACTAAATTCGACAATCTCACTACTGATGAACTTTTGCAGGTAGCGTACAGCACCGTCAAGGATGACGACGAACTGACCATCGCACTGCTGGTGCGCCTGGCCGACACTACGGATGAGCTGGATCAGTACAAGGTCGACTACGAGAACGAGGTTGCGGATGCGATGGTGCAGATCGAGAAGCAGTTTGCCAAGAAGGCAGGCGGCTGATGGCGACGCCGGAGGGGGTTGTTAAAAATAAGGTCAAGAAGGTCTTGGCCGAGCATGGCGCCTACTGGCACTGCCCAGTTCAGAACGGGCTGGGCGCCCCATCACTGGATTTCATCTGCTGTCACCGTGGTGCGTATTTCGGTATCGAAACCAAAGCCGGCAACAAGAAGCCCACCCCGCGCCAGGAAACCACGATGAACCAGATCAGGTTGGCGGGCGGGTTGGCGTTTTTGATAAATGAAGTCGAAGGGCTCGATGAGCTGCGCGAGTGGCTTACACGTAAATAGATTGGAGGTGTGGGGTGAAGGTTAGCGAATACAAAGGCTACACCGTTTACGCAGACGGATCGGTTTACAGGAACGAGCGCGTACTAACTCGCTCAGATGGCGTGTCTCGCAGGCACAAAGGTGGATGGGTAGCTACTAGAACCAGAAATACTGACAAAGGCAAAGGTGGAGGCTATGTGTTCATAGACCTATATGTCGAATCGCCAGCGGGCAACAAGGTCGAACACTGGTTACTGCACCGCTTGATAGCTACGCTGTTTATTGGTGCGCAAGCAGATAAAGAAGTAAACCATATCGACGGAAATCGTACCAACAACGCTTTGTCAAACTTGGAGTGGGTTTCTCACTCAGAAAATCAGATGCACGCCTACCGGACAGGTGTTCGAAAAGATGTAGGGGAGAACAATAGGCGTTCAAAGCTTACAAATAGTCAAGTAGCACAGTTGCGGTATAGGCGGAATGTACTTAACGAACGCTTAACCGACTTAGCAAAAGCCTTCGGTATTTCATTTCAATCAGTTTCACGCATAGCGAAAGGGTATTCGTATGCCATCATCTAAAAGTTATGTCCGGAAATACGACCAAGAGTACGCCACAGCCAAAGCCCGCGGCGAAGTTGCCGACAGCAACACCCGGCACAAAGCACGCCGCGCCTACGAAAAAGCCAATGGTGATCTACCCACCTCGGTGGAAGTCGACCACAAGAAGAAGCTCAAGGACGGTGGTGCTGGAACTGAACTCAGTAACCTCCGCGCTCGACCGGCCTCGGCGAATCGGGCTGATAACGGGCACAAACCGAAAGGCGGAAAGAAATGAGCATCCTCGACAAAGCCAAGGAAGTCATCTACGGCGACCGCGAGGCAACCTACGGTGACCCCGGTAAGAACTTACGCATCATCGCTGACTTCTGGGAAAACTACCTGCACGCCAGGGGATTGTGGAACACCGACGCGCACGGCTTGACGGCGGAAGATGTTTGTCACATGATGACCCTTCTCAAAGTAGCCCGCCTCGCCAACACGCCGGGTCACCACGACTCGCTGGTGGATATTTGTGGCTACACTGCACTGGTGGAACGAGTACAAAATGTTAATCTCAACGCGCAAAAAAGCCCTGATACTCCGGCTTAAAGACCCAGAGCGCGTCCTGTCCGTCATCCCCAAGGCCAAGAAGTTCACGTTCAAAGGTAAGGACTACGTCGCGGTGCCGCATCGGCGGGACGAGGTTAAGGTGCTGAACAACATCGGTATCGAAGCCCCCTCCCCCATGCTGTACTACTACGACTGGCCGGGGCGATACAAGCCGTTCGAGGCGCAGCGCACCACCGGGGCGTTCATGTCGATGCACAACCGGTGTTTCAATTTGAACGACCTCGGTACAGGCAAGACTCTCGCAACATTGTGGGCGTATGACTACCTGCGCTCGGTGGGCGTCGTCAAGAAGGTGCTGGTGGTGTCGCCACTATCAACGCTGGAACGTGCATGGGGGGATGAGGTGTTCAACCACTTCCCGCACCTGACAACGGCTGTGCTGCACGGCTCCCGTGAGAAACGCCTGAAGCTGCTGAACGTCGACGCAGATGTGTACATCATCAACCACGATGGCCTGAAGGTGGCTGGACTGGTGGAGGCGATCAACAAGCGTAACGACATCGACCTGGTTATTGTCGACGAAGTATCGCAGGCGGCGCGTACCGCCAGTGCAGATCGCTGGAAGGCGTTGGCCAAGGTGGTGCGCCACGAAACGGAAAAAGGTAAGCAGCGCATGGCATGGGGTTTAACTGGCACGCCCGTACCCAACAACCCGACAGACGCCTGGGCGCAGTGCCGACTCATCGTCCCGGATCGCGTGCCACCGTACTTCAACAGCTTCAAGAACCAGGTCATGCGTCAGGTCAGTCAGTTCTCCTGGTTGCCGCGGCAAGAAGCGCAGGACGTGGTGTTCGAGGCGATGCAACCTGCCATCCGATTCAAGCGTGACGAAGTGGTGGACCTGCCGCCCGTGACGTACATCGAGCGCACCGTGGAGCTGACTGCCGCACAGAAGAAGGCCTACAAGGAGATGCTGTCGAAGCTCCAGGCTGAGTTCGAGTCGGGCCAGGTGACGGCGGTGAATGAGGCGGTCAAGGCTCAGAAACTCCTGCAAATTTTAACCGGCTGCGTGTATGGCACCAACGGTTCAGAACACTACATCGACGCGGCACCGCGGTTTGAAGCAGTCCGTGAACTCTGTGAAGAGTCGTCATCCAAGACCATCGTGTTCGTGCCATTCGTGTCGATGATCGAGCCACTGACCAAGTTTCTGGAGAAGTCCGGTTTCTCGGTGGCGTGTATCCACGGTGGTGTGCCCAAGGGTGAGCGGGACACGATCTTCAGTTCGTTCCAGAAGATGAAAGACCCGCAGGTGTTGGTGTCAATCGCAGCAGCTATGTCCCACGGCCTGACCTTGACCGCAGCATCCACCATCGTATGGGCCGCGCCGATTACCAGCAATGACATCTTCGAGCAAGCCAACGCTCGGGTCAGCCGGCCGGGGCAGAAGTTGAACCAGCTCATCGCCATGGTGGAAGGCTCGCCCATCGAGCGCAAGTACTACCAACGGCTGAAGGAAAAGGGTCGCGTGCAGGGAATTTTGCTGGATTTAGTTCAGCACAATCGAAAGGAGGTTTCTGTTTGACAGGAGGATTAACATCGACTAACATGCTTACGCATAAGCTATTTATGGGGTAAGCGCCATGCAGTTACTTGACTACAAAGGTGTTGCCAGAAAGCTCTCGATCAATCCGATGACGGTGTATCGCTTCTTGAAGAACGACGCATCGTTTCCAAAGCCTGTGAAGCTCACGCGGAACAGCAATCGGTGGGTCGAAGCCGACGTGGACAACTGGATCAAAACCAAACAAGGAGAAACAAATGACCACAGAAGTTGTGGAGAAGAAGCGTTCAGTCAGTGATCTGAACGACAAGCAACTGGTGAAGCTGTACATCCAGCTTCGTGATCGTCGGGCCGAGCGCAAGCGGGGCTACGAGATGGAAGACGAAGGTGACAAGGGTAAGCAGGAAAAGATCGAGGGTATCCTGCTCAAGCGCTTCCAGGACAACGGCCTGGAGTCCATCAAGACCGAGTTCGGTACTGCTTACAAGTCAGTACGTACTTCCGTGTCGGTGGCGGATGGCGAGATGTTCTTCGATTTCGTTGTTCGTACAGGTTTGTTTGACCTTATGGAAAAACGTGCAAGCAAGACCACCATCGAGCAGTACAAGGAAGAACACCAGGAGCTGCCACCCGGCATCAATTACAGCGAAAGCATCACGCTCAACGTTCGTCGTGGCTAAGCCGCGATCAACCTGCTAACATACAATTTCCACTGGAGAATTTCCAAATGACCAAACTCATTCCTTTCGAGTCCGCATCCGTTCCGGGCTTCCTGGCTGAAACCTTCGGCCTGAACAACGACCTGCTGGTATCGGGCGGCGGCGGTTTCCCCACCGTGTCCATCAAGGGCAAGGTGTTCACCCTGAAGCGCGGCGACGAGAAGACCCTCATCACCACCCCGGGCACCACCCCGGATACCGGTGGCGAACCGGCACGCCACCTCGAAGTCGTGATCCTGAAAGCAGGCCCGGCCGGTGACAAGCTGGCCAAGGTGTACTACGAAGGTGGTTTCACCGAAGGCTCCGAAGACAAGCCGCTGTGCTACTCCAACGATGGCGTGGCGCCCTCCATCAACGCTCAGAAGCCGCAGTGCAAGACCTGTGCCGCGTGTAGCCACAACGCCTGGGGTTCCAAGATCACCGAGTCCGGCGGCAAGGGTAAGGAGTGCAGCGACTCCAAGCGCCTGGCCATCGCTCCGGCAGGTCAGATCAACGACCCGATGCTGCTGCGTGTTCCGGCTGCTTCCCTGAAAGCTCTGACGGCCTTCGGTCAAACCTTGGCCAAGCGCGGCGTGCCGTACCAGGCTGTCGTCGCCAAGATCGGTTTCGATTACTCCGTGGCCCACCCGGCACTGACCTTCAAGCCGGTTGGTTTTGTCGATGAAGGCACCCTCGGTGAAGTCAAGGACATGATGGACTCCGAGTTGGTCAAGCGCATCTGCGGTGAAATCGAAGACGCCTTCGTGCAGGACGACGATACCGGCGAGAAGTTCGAGCAAGCTGCCAAGCCGAAGAAAGCGGAACCGAAGCCTGAAGCGAAGGCTGCGCCCGCTGCCAAGAAGCCGGCCGTTGTCAAGCCGCAGGTGGATGAAGATGACGACCCGCCGCCCAAGGGGAAGGTTGCTGTCGAGGGCGAAGAAGCTCCGGCGCCGAAGAAGGCTGCGCCGGTCTCCAAGGTTCAGGAAGTCGAAGAAGACCTCGACG